TCCGTCAGGATATGTCTGCTATCGAACAGCTTGAACTGTGGGTTACATATCAGGATCACTGGTGTGAGCACAAGCCATCTGTTACCATCTCTGTCAAGGAACATGAATGGCTCGACGTTGGTGCTTGGGTCTACAACCACTTCGACAAGATGTCTGGTGTTTCGTTTCTTCCGTTCTCCGAGCATGTTTATAAGCAAGCTCCTTATCAGGATTGCTCGAAGGAAGAATACGAAATAGCTGCTGCAAAGATGCCTAAGTCAATCGACTGGGCTTCGCTTTCTAAGTATGAAAAGACTGATACCACTACTGGAGCGCAGGAACTTGCTTGCGTGGCTGGCGGGTGTGAGGTTTGATCATGACAGACAAGGATCTGTCGTGTCCATGTGGAGAATACGACTACACTGTCATTTATGAAAAGCGTGGAAAGAAAGAATCACCTCAGTTCTGTCCCTTCTGTGGGGCAGACGCCGAGGAAGATAAGATTGAAGAACTTGAAGAGGACGACGAGTAACTATATAAGTTCATGGCATATGAAAACGCATGGACTTTCGACGGGAAAGAATTTAACAGTGAAGATATCGGCAACTCGTATGGGTTCGTATATATTATCACCACTCCTGACGGTCAGAAGTACATCGGTAGAAAATACTTCTGGTCCGTCAGGAAAGTTAAGGGTAAATCCCGTCGTCAACGATCCGAGTCTGACTGGAAATCCTATTATGGTTCCAGTGAAGTCCTCAAGGCAAAGATCAAACAATCAGACAAAAATCTCTTTAGGCGAGAAATAATTTCTTTACATTCTACTAAAGGTAGAGTAAACTATGAAGAAGTCAAGGAACAGTTTGCTTATGGCGTCCTTGAAGATGATAACTATTTGAACGACAACATCAATGGGAAGTGGCATCGTGGACCAGAACACATCAGAAGTAAATCAAGATTCTCTGCCATCGCATCTAGGCGGACACCTCAACAAGACACATAACGATCGCGGAACGCTTTCGTTTCTAATCAGCGAGTATGGCATCAAGTCATTTCTTGATATTGGCTGTGGTCCAGGCGGAATGGTTGCGCTCGCGGGTATGCGCGGGCTTGATGCGATGGGTATCGACGGTGACTGGGAAGTCCCGAAAGAGAAAGATACGTTTATTCTTATCCACGACTTCACTACTGGTCCAGCTCCTGTCGAACGTGGATTTGATTTGGGTTGGTCTGTAGAGTTCCTCGAGCATGTCGAAGAAAAGTATCAAGACAGCTACATGCGAATGTTCGCTCGTTGTAAATATGTTGTAGCAACTGCAGCACCTCCAGGCTATCCTGGACATCATCATGTAAACTGTCAACCACAAGATTACTGGCACAAGGTTTTCGATAAGTATGGTTTTGACTACGACGATGCTGTTACTCAGCGTATTCGTATGCAGGAATCCACAATGCAGAAGCCATTCATGCAAACAACTGGTATGTTCTTTAGGAGACGATAATGAACTACAACGATTCTATTGTTTCACAAACAAGAGATAAGCTAATCTACGACGAAGGTCTACGTAACTTCATGTTGCAGGTCTATAACTACATGACGATTGCGCTTGCACTTAGCGGCGCAGTTGCTCTTGGTGTGCATATGGTTCCTGCTATCAGCGCTGCTATCTGGGGAACTGGTCTGAAGTGGGTGGTTGTATTCCTTCCGCTCGTTCTCTCGCTTGGCTTTGCTTTCCTGTTCGACAAGATGTCTGTTCAAATGGCAAAGATCGCATTGCTTGTCTTTGCTGTTGCTATGGGTTTGTCGCTCTCGTCGATCTTCCTGATCTATAAGATGGGAAGCATCGCTCAGGTATTCTTTATCAGCGCAGCAACATTCGGTGGCGCTTCGCTCTATGGCTACACTACGAAAAAGGACTTGACAAGTTTCGGTTCTTTTCTTATAATGGGAGCTATCGGATTGGTTATCGCTGGCGTTGTCAATCTGTTTCTACAGAGTTCGATGTTCGCGTTTGCCATTAGCTGTATCTCTGTTCTTATCTTTACTGGTTTGACAGCTTATGACACACAGAACCTGAAGAATACATACGATTATACTGTTGCTGAAGAACACGAGAAGCTCGGTATCTATGGTGCGCTTCAGCTCTATCTCGACTTCATCAATATCTTTGTGAGCTTGCTCCAAATCCTCGGAGACAGAAAAAATGATTGAACCTATTCGCATTTTCATTGGCACTTCGTCTAACAACGAAGACTCTGAAGCAGAAATGGTGTTGGAGTATTCGCTCCGCAAGAACACAACACATCCGATTGAAATCACTTGGATGCGTCAGACTAAGAACGAAGACTCTATCTGGGGTGGATGGGTAACTCCACGTTGGTCTACTCCATTCTCAGGTTTCCGTTGGGCTATTCCCGAAGCATGTAACTTCCATGGCAAAGCAATTTACATGGATGTCGATCAGGTGAACCTCCGTGATATTGCTGATTTATATTCTACTCCTATGGCTGGCTTACCGCTTGCTGCTCGTCGCGGTAAACGCTTCGGTGGTCATGAGTTTTGTGTTGTGCTTTTTGATTGTGAGCGCATGGCTGATTTTCTTATGCCTGTTTCTCGTATGAAGCCTAATCCAGAAGCACATCATCGCTATGTAAATATGTTCTCTGGTTCTGAGCTTGTGCTTGATCTTGATCCGCGTTGGAACTGTCACGATGGTGAAGGTCTTGCTATCGAAGATATCTGGCACCTCCACTACACGAAGATGGAAACACAACCTTGGAGACCAGCTTGGTTTACTGGAATAGTTGAAGATCATCCCCGTCAGGATCTCGTCAAGTTCTGGCACGACATGAGAGCAGAAGCTGTTCTCAATGGTTGCACTCCAGTTCTCAATAACGATACGTTCGGTCCATATAATATCATTGGTAGATAATGAAACTCTTTGCTTCATGTGATCCTAGGTATCTAAACTTGCATGCGCCTGCGCTCGTAGCTTCGGCAGCTGTCGCATGTAACAATCTTCATCTTCATGTTATCAACGCAGGTAATCAGGAAACAGACTTCCTTCATTATCTTGCGGATAAGTGGATTGAGATGTCGGAAGCTCAGTTTAGTTTCTCTGGTGGTCCTATGTTTGTGAATCCTCCAGAAGGACAAACATACAAGAACTGGCCTGATGCTGAACGGACGTTGTTTGCTTGTGATCGCTTCGTGACTATCGTAGATATTATGGAGAATGATTCAGAGGAAGATTATCTAATCGTTGATACTGACTGCTTGATTATGAAGCATATTGAAAAGCCAGATGACGATCAGGTTGGTTTGTTTCTTCGTGAACCACTTGTTGGAACACAAGGATGGGAAAATCAGGGAACGCGAGTTGCTGCTGGTGTAGTTTACTATTCACACGAAGCTCTTCCCTTTGCTCGTCAGGTTAGCCGACGAATCAAGAACGGACCATACAACTGGTTCCTTGATCAAGTTGCTCTGAATGAAATCTATCAGAAAGAACTCAGCAACTATCGTTTCCATTACTTCGACGAGAAGTTTATGGATTGGGAGTTTATCGAAGGCACAACGATCTGGACTGGTAAAGGTCCGCGCAAGTATGACAACCCAATATACTTGACAAAGAAGAACGAGTTTGATAGGATGATTCGATGAAAGTAAAAGTTCTATTCCCACGCCTTGATGTGATGTTCAAGGAAGGACCAGTTCCAGAACAGCGTGGAGCTATTCCTGAAATCCGTATTCCTTGGGTTACAGTTGCTAATCGTATTCTTCATGCCCATTGTATGAAGGGCGATGATGTCGAACTTATTGAAAAACCTTTGTGGCAGTTCACGCCAGAGTTCACGGAATCTCTGAAATCAGATATCGTCTATGTCCCACATAAGTCTAGCGATACGTTTCCCGTGCGCGATACAGATGTTCGCTACTATATGCAATCAGTATTCCCTTGGCAGTTCTATATCGACTCGAAGGGTTTTGCTGGCGGATCATCAGCATATCCATTTCTAATTGATGCCAATCGAGATGTTCCTGCTAAGAGTTTCTATTCTGAAATGCAAGCTCGCGCTGCTCTTGGTGAAAGCAAGTTCGCTCAGCCTGTTAGTAAGAAACTTGATCTTCCGTCTGACTTTGTATTCTTCCCTTGTCAGATTCCGCACGATGAAACAATCAAGTATCATTCGAGCGTGACTGTTCCTGAAGCACTTGAAGCTACTTGTAAGGCTACACAAACGCTAAATATCCCACTGCTCGTAAAAGGTCATCCAGTCAATCCTGGTAGCATGGCTCCTCTTCGTGAGCTAACGACTAAATACAAGCACGTCAAATGGATCGACGATGTTTCGATCCACGATGTTATCCCTCACGCGCGAGCAGTTGTAGTCGTGAACTCTGGAACTGGTATGGAGACGCTACTACATAAGCGTCCTATTGTCACTTTCGGAAGATGTGAATATGATTGTGTGAGTAATAGAGCTACGACTGGTAATATCGTCGATATCCTGTGGGATCCTAAATTCGACGAAAAGGCTGTACGAGCATTTTTCGAGTCGTGGTACGAATGGACCTACGACACAAGAAGCAGTAAATCTTTTGAACGACTTTAGGAGCAAATGAAATGGCATATTGGGGTTATCACTTAGTTCTCGACTGCGCTGAACTTGATCACGCAGCAATTACCAGCTACGATACTATCTACGCTTTCACGAAGCGCCTTGTCAAGGATATCGACATGGTAGCCTACGGCGAACCACAGATCGTAAACTTTGGATCTGGTAATAAGGCTGGATATACTCTTGTCCAGTTGATCGAAACATCAAACATCTGTGCTCACTTTGTGCCAGATGACGAGATGGGCGGAAACGCGATGTATCTCGACGTTTTCTCGTGCAAGGAATACGACGATCAGGTTGTTATCGCTCTGGTAAAAGAATACTTTGGCGCTAAGTATGTTCGTCCAAACTTCTTGACAAGACAGGCCTAATAGGGTATAATGGACAATAGAGATCGCGGGTGTAACTCAGGGGTAGAGTGTCAGCCTTCCAAGCTGTTCGTCGCAAGTTCGAATCTTGTCACCCGCTCCAAATTTCGCGAAGCACTTGAACTGGTGTTCGCGATAGGCATTCTTTTTTGGATGCCATTGACCGTAGGGTTCTTCCTACTAATTCACTATGCAGTTTCAAACTAAGGAGTAAACATGAAGCATACAATCGCAGCTCTCGCTCTCATTGCAACCACAGCTTCCGCTATGGCTGCTGATGTGCCAAGCAGAGCAGAACCCGCAGCCCCTAAGGCACCTGCAATTCTTTCCGACAAGTCTTTCTATGTTGGTTTCAATGCTGGCGCTCTGGTAACTGACGGGTTCAACAAGAACGCACCATATTCAGTCGGTGTTGTCGGTGGTTATAAGGTTATCGGTTTCGGTCCAGCTGGTGTAGCGGTCGAAGGTGCTTATGACTACGACAAGAATAAGAACAACACTTTCACAGGTAATGTGATCGGTTCTTATAAGATCGGTGCGCTCTCACCATACGCCCTCGCTGGTGTTGGTTATCGCTACTATGATGCTCGTGCGAATAAGGATGAAGCTGTTTGGAACGTTGGTGGTGGTGTAAAGTATGCCATCACTTCTTCAATCGACGCTGATGCTCGTTATCGTCGCTTTGAAGGTTTCGATAGCAAGAACAAAGAAGATCGTGCCACATTTGGCTTGAACTTCAAGTTCTAATGATAAGAGCTGTCTATTCATTAGCAGCTCTATCATTCTTAACGACTGGACTGTTGCTCTGGTGGGTTTTCGGTCCAGTCGTTTTTGTTTCTGCTATGACATTTGTTTACTCTTGTTTCTAGCCCGTGTAGCCCAATCGGCAGAGGCAGGAGACTTAAAATCTCCAAAGTGTCAGTTCGATCCTGACCACGGGCACCAATCATCATGATTACATTCAATCCAGACAAATTCGGTTTCTATCAGGTTGATAATTTCACTTCATTCAGTAAGTATGAAGCATTGGAACAGTCTAGAAAAACCAATCAAACAGTGGAATGGAATTTCAATCGTTCGGTCTTTGATACGATTGATTGGACAAAAGAACCTGACATGGATCTTTGGGAAATGTATAAAGCTAGGGCAAGACAGATCCGTGAAGCATATGACTACGTTGTATTGTGGTATTCTGGCGGTTCTGATAGCCATAACCTACTCCTTGCGTGGATAGATGCTGGACTAAAGATCGATGAGATTGCCACGACTTGGAATTTTGAAGCTAGTGGAGACAATCAAGATCACTACAATGCAGAAATTACAAATGTGGTTCTTCCCGACATCAAGAAACTCAAAGAATCTGGTATCGATTTCAAATTCCGTCTTATCGACATCTCCACACTTTGTACAGATTTGTTTACAACATGGGGAACAGAATTCGAGTATAACGTCAATTTCCATTTTTCCCCAAACAATCCAGCGAAGCATCTCATACGAGATAAAATCCAAGACTACAAAGATATCATCTCTTCGGGTAAGAAACTATGTTTTGTTTGGGGTAAAGAAAAACCAATCATCCAATATGAAAACGGCAAACACTATGCCGTGTTCGCAGATAACATCGACAACTGTGTCGGACCATATGTTCAGAGGAACTACTATCGCGGTTGGTATGACGAGCTATTCTACTGGAGTCCAGATTATCCGCTGATTCCTGTTAAGCAAGCTCATATCATAAAGAAGTTTGCGGAAAACTGTAATGATCGTAATCAGTGTTATAGCCCAAGACCAAATAGATATCCAACAACTGGATATGTTAAAAAGTTTGACATGTATCTGAGCGTTCCGCTAGTCAAATTGCTTCTGTATCCGAAATGGTCCAACGAAATCTTTTGTAATGGTAAATCGGGTTCGTTCACATATTCACTTAGAGATAGGTGGTTCTTCCAAAGCAATTTAGATAAGAAAGAACGTTTCATGCAAATCGTTGATGGTTACTATGGTTTGTTGTCACCAGAAAGTTCTATTAAGAGAAGAAGCATTGATCCGCAATTTAGCCCGAAATATTTTTTGGAGAAATGACATTATGAGCTTTACTGAATCACATGCAAGATCTGTAGCCAAAACACTAACAGTTCGTGTTTGCTTCACGCTAAGTCACATCTTAAACGGTTTTATTGTAACAGGTTCTTGGATGACTGGTGTTACGATTGCCAGTTTTGCTGTGGTAATCAATATGATATTGTTCTGGGGTCACGAACGAGCGTGGAACTGGGTACAATGGAATCGTAAACCAAAAGATAATATGTTCTTTGTCGATGGGCATCCTCGCACGGTTTCCAAGTCTGTTACATGGCGTGCTTTGATTACAATCAACAACTTCTTGATTCCGTTCATTACGACAGGATCTTGGAAAACAGCACTCGCTTTCTTAACAATCGCAACATTCCTAAATATCGTGGTCTATTACACACACGAGCGTGTTTGGAATCTAGTCAAATGGGGTAAACATGACGTTCAATAGAAATTCATTCTGCACGATGCCTTGGTCTTCGATTCTCATCCTTCCATCGGGTGACTTCAAGATCTGTTGCTTCACTGGACATATACCTTATCCTGGCGCTGCAGAAAGCCACGGAATCGCACTCGATGAAAATGGCGAGTCTATGAATGTGCTTACACATTCTGTCAAAGAAGCAATGAATAGCTTGTATCATAAAGAACTGCGTCTAGCTCAATCTAAGAACGAGCGTCACGCTATGTGTAAGGTCTGCTGGGATCGCGATAATGCTTCTGATCGTCAGGGTGTAAAACAAACTTCTATGCGTGTAGTTCGTTCGTTCTATCAGACGGATGAAGAACCAGATCGTATTGGCGGTCTTGCTATGCAGGACTCCGTCAATATGTCACGCGCAGAGCAAATCATGAATCCAGACGGTTCTATTGATATTATGCCTACGAGTTTGGATATTCGATTCAGCAACTTGTGTAATGCTAAGTGCATCATGTGCGAACCACTCTACAGTAATCTTTGGTATGAAGATCATATCAAGATGTATGATCGCGAAGAGTTTAACGCTGGTCACAAAACTTACAAGATCAATAAGACACAAACTGTTTCTGGTAAGACATTGTATCACTCGGATATGGATAAGTGGAACGACGATCCTCGTTGGTGGGCACAGTTCGACGAGATGGCACCACATCTTCGTCATATCTATATTACTGGTGGTGAACCATTTGTTCAACCGACACACGACAAGTTTATTAAGAAGCTTGTTGAGTATGGATATGCCAAGAATATCGTTCTCGAATACGATACAAATCTCAGTGTTCTAAATCCTAAAATTCTAAAGATGTTGGGTGAGTTCAAGGATCTAATCTTCCGCGTTAGCGTTGATGATGTTGGCGAACAATACAATCTTATCAGATATCCACTAAACTTTGATAGACTGGTCAATAATCTAAAGACTATGGAAGAGTATGGATTCCGCGACAAGATTGTGAATCTAACTTCTTGTGTTGGTATCCATTCGATCTATTCGCCTCTACGAATTCATGAGTTCTTTAGCAAGATTGGATACGACAAATACGTATTCCGTCTGCTGCGTTCTCCAGCTGTTGTCGATATCGCAAATCTTCCGCGAGCAGCGAAAGAAAAAGTGATTGAAGATTACGAGAAGTCTGATATGCCTGCGTTCTATCAAGCGTATGTTGTCGGCTATCTCAAAAACAATCTCGACAAACACACAGACAAAGAATC